TTGAATATCTTGATAGGTGGATGAATTCTTGGTAACTAGTGGGTAACATATTAGACATTTATCTTTCTCCATGTTGCAAAACGCATTTGTGCCAATGGCGTTTGGAATGTGTTTTCTTTAATTATTTCTTGTATCTCTTCTTTTGTATATCCACCAAGAATCATATCATTAATATCTTTGTGTCCCATACTCTCTGGCCATAAACAAACTTTTTTTCCAGTGTTTATGGTTTTTTCTATTAGTTTACATATCTCCTTATTTCTAGGTTCATTATCAAAGACAACTGTTAGTTCTCCATTTGTTATGAGACTTCCATCAATTGACAATGGACGGTCAAAATCTGCACCGCCAACTGCAATACAGTTATCTAGAAATAAACTATCAAGTGGGCCTTCGACAACATATATAGGTTCTTTTTTGACAACTCTATCCAGACCAAAAATCTTATCTCTATCTTGTAACTTAATAGTTAGATATTTTGGTTGTTCATTTCCAAATGCCCGACCTTGATATGCAAATATTTCTCCTTCTTCATCTCTAAACGGTATTAACAACCTTGGGTGATCCTCATCCAAGGAAGGAAATTTATTTGGTATTAGTGAATTTGTATACTTGTAAAACTTGGGGCAGAGGAATAAGTCTCTATGTGAGCTTGTAGGAATTCTTCGCTGTTCAACAAATTTTCGAGCGGGATGTTCATGGTGAAGTTCTGATATTGATTTGAGTTCTTCGACAATTGACTCAGAATGTCGGCCCACTTCCTTCCCTTTTGAACTTTTATTGAAAATTGGCTCATTAAACTTAAACTCTGGTTTTTTAGTCACGGTTTGAACACCTGACTTATATCTCTCCATTATATAGTCTTTGTGAGTTTTTGAGTCTAGGTATTCAATTAATTTGCCTAGAGTTGTACCTACCCCACAGTTATGACACTTGTAAAACAGGTCATTCTTTTTTCTATATATAAACCCTCTAGCCTTGGTGCGAGACTTCTGTGAGTCACCACAATAAGGACAACGAAAGTTCCATAAAAAATCACCCTTCTTCTTGAATTGTTGAAGATAGGGTGAAATAATATTCACATACTTAACATCAATATAACTTTGCATAGTACATAATATACACTAGTAGTATCAAATTGTCAAGAGAACTCCACAAATTTATGTAATAAAAATCCTACTACGATAGAGCCACCTATGAGAACGTGTCTCCACTTCTCCATAACTCCTATTCTACCACTCAAGTCCTCTCGTATCTTTTGTATCTCTTTATTCTGTTCAGCGTGTTGTGCAGCTGCATTAATCATTATTTCTTTGGTGTTTGTGGTGATTCTTGAATGAAGGTCATCAATCTTGGTCAAGACCTCTGATCTACGTTTTTCGATTTGTTGCTCTAACTCTACACTTGCTTCTTCTTGTCTTGCAAGTTTTTCTTCGTGAACTGCTAACATACGATGAATAGAGTTGGAAACATCAGTCAACTTGTCAATCGCAACATCAAGTCTGCCGTGAATAGACTTTACATCCTCAATATCACGTTTTAGTAATTGAACCTCTGTTTCCAACTCTGCCATAATTTTACTCTTGTTTTAGTATGGACCAAACGCCCCAAGCCAAAGCACCCCAAACAACAACTTTTGTTAGTGGGATTGCAAACCAAATAACCGCAACTGCCGCTGCAACTACGATTGCACCTTGATGGCTGGAGGCTTCTTTGATTCTATTAGCTATCCATGCACTCATTTAACTCTCCTTTACTTACCGTCATCTGTATGCATAATTTCTAGTTTTTCTATTCTAGCCTCTAACTCGTCAATGTGTTTAGATACATTAGGATATTTTTTCTTCCAATCTTCTTCATCTTGTAGAACCTTCAAACCCAATTTCTTAGAGGCCCATGTCGAAACATCGTCAACCTTTTTGTAGAACCACATACCCATCTTGGTTTGTGAAAACCAACTATCGGCAGCATTTCCTAAAATACTTCCTGCTATTGCAGATATTGCCCAAAACCACATTTTAGAATCCAAACATCATTAGATATTTAATGATAAAGGAACAACCAGAGGTAGATATAACTACTAACCCCAATGCAGCTATTCTACACAGTGTACGCATGGATTTTCTTCTGTACATTCACAAGGGTCACAAGTGCAATCTGGATTTTTACATTTTTCATTCGTGCAAGCCATGTTTATCCCCAATCTGTTTTAGTAGAGCAATTATAGCATCTACAATGTTTACAAACCTCTACTTCTATGATTTTATTGTCACCATCTCTCATCTCTCTTTTAAGAGGAACACCACAATGGGAGTCAGAACCACAGTTTTCACACTTATACATTTTACTTTGCCGACCAACTTCCAAACAAACGAACTGCCCAGTATGCTGGATAAATTTTCCACTTGGGAACTTTTGGGTCAGCAGATTTCATACCTAATAGAAATATTGTATCTGAAAGGTCTTTTCCTCTTTTCCACACGGTATACAAATAGTCCTCCTCATCACAATAACTTCTTAAAGCTGCATAAAGATGATCATGAATGATTGCAGCACGAGCAACATCCCAAGGAGAGATGAGTGCCCAACAAATTCTTGGAACAGATGCAAGGTCAGTTTTCATACCCTTCCTACAAGTGATTCTACCAGTGTCCCGACCAGTATCTACAATATTTGCTCCAATTTTTGTTAGAACTTCAATGTCCTCATCTTTGAGCTCATTTGTCTCAAATGCAAGCTCATCATCCAACATCCACGTTTTTGGTGGTGTGAATTCTGCAACAATTTTATTACTAAAGGTTCCCATGTAGTATCCCCTATAATTGTTTTTTAATTTCCTCAATCATATTGGCTTTAGTTTTCTTTGAATCTACAGTAATGTTATTTTCTTTTGCCCAATCACCTAAAGCTTTCTTTGTCATCTTTTCAAAGTTTGGTGTCTCTTCATCATGAGTGTGTGGTTTATCACCACCCTCATGATCATGTACAGTTCCATCTTCATGATGATGATGCGGTTGATTACCACCATCATGAGAATGTGTCGTACCATCCTCATGTGTATGTGTCATATCATCTTTAGATGCTTTAAATGAGTCTGATATACCCATCAATTTGCCATCTTTCATTTTATATCTCATTTTTTTGCCTCATCTTTCTTTCTTGGTTTAACTGCTTCCTCATAGTAAATGATAATTTCTTTTTGTTGCTCTATATATCTTTTAATCTCTGCCATGTTAAGTGCGAGTGTCTCATAATCTCGTACACTCAATACATATGCAACTAAAGGATCACCATTTTCTTTTTGAAACTTCTCTTTAAACTCTTTAAAATTTTCCTCTGTAACAACCCACCATTTCATAGTGGTATTCATTCTAATTGGTTGTGGCCTATTCTGTGTCGGTATGTTTCTTTCTACCTCTACAGTCTTAACTTCTATCTGTTTTAATTGGGGCCAAGAACTGCAACTACTTAGAACTAGGGTAAGCAGTAATAGACTCGAAACTTTCAAGCACTCTCTTAGATGCATTGTTTATTTTCCTTTCCCATTTTGCTGGGTCTTCTGCACTTAACTTACTTAGATTTATTTTACGCAACTTACTCAGCAACTGGTTCTTATATTTATTTGCAGCAACCAATTTAGTTTGTAACTGACTATTTAGTTCTGCATATTTCTTTGCATCTGCTTCAAGAGCAGCAATCGTATTATTCTGTAGTTCTGCAGCCTGTTCTAGTTTTGCACTGTTCTCCGTTAATGTTTGAATACGTGCTTGTGTATCTTTATAGTAGTAGTATCCACCATAGACAACACCACCGACAAGACCAAGAACAACTATGAGCATATAAACTTTTAACATATGAACCCCATCGTCACCATGTCTAGGTATTTAACCGTAAAAGTATATAGTATAAAGTCAATCATTTTTTCGGTTTATCTTTTTTCTCGTTGTCTTTAAAAATAGGTTTTTTACCAAGACCAGCACGAACTTTGTCAAAATCTTTTAGTTTCTGTAGAGGAGACTTTTTTGACTGTATGTTTTTCATATCTGCCTGTGGACGAATTGCACCCATACTTCCAGCACCATATGACATTTCAGACATATTTGCCACGATGTTCTCAACAAACTTTCCTCTGGTCTTTTGTGCCTCTACTCTTTTTAAACGTGCTTTCTCTAGTCTCTCACGATGTTGTCTATATGCTTTTGTGCGACCATCAATCAGGGTTTCTTTTTTCTTTTTCTTTCTGGGATGCACACCAGGCTCACCCATAGGGCCAACACCTAAACCAGCAATACTACCACCACCAACCTGATTGGCAGGAGCATCTTCACCTATCTCTGAACCAGTGAATGGAGAAATTTCTTTCCATGTTGTCATTTAATGTCCTCCAAACTTACGTAAATTTTTTCTTTTGTTTTAAGATGCACCACAGGAAAAATTTCAACACCTAAAACTGTGTCTACTGGTGGTTCATCGTCAAACGCTTCTACTTTGTCACCTTTCTTCGCAGTTAGCTCTTCTTCCTCTTTATTTAGAATATCGTTAACTAGAGTGTACTCTCCCTTAGGCAAAACCTCACCAAACCCTATGACCTCTTCACTAATACTGTCATCAATCTCGTAACCTTGTTCTTTGAGATACTTCATGAACTCTTTTTCAAATACATCTGGGTCATCCACTGATTCTTTGAATGTGTCTTTGAGAAGAAATAGTGCAGCTGCATATGTGCCTAACTTGGTCCTAAGTCCAGGCACCTTTGCAAAAATCTTTTTGATATTGAATACGAGTTTATGAAGAATAGTGTATGCGTTTTTCTCCTCTGTGGTTCTTAGTGGTGTTGGTTTAGTTTGTCTTACTCCAGCCACAGGAGGCGGTATCACACGATTACCATTCTCATCTATAATACCAAGTTTATAGGCATCTGTTTTTTCAAATGGTGTGACTAGTAACTTTATAAATCTGTATGTTACAAATAAGTCTATCGCTCTTCCCATTACAGTTCCTTTAAAATCTCTAAAACTTCTTTATTTTCCCTCACTTCTTGTAGTTCATCATCTCTTACTATATTTAGGAATAATAAAAAAGACTTGAGTGTTTCCCAATACTCTTTTTGTATCTTAAAGAGAAGGAGAGTCACACAAGCCTCTGGACCGAACAAATTATTTAGTATGATGATATGATTTAAAAGTAATCTCTCTTTAAGCACACCTGTATCTTTATGCTTTCTTAAAAGACGTTTGATATACTTAAATCGTTTCATATCATCATGAAACTCTTTTTCACTCTCACACTGAGGATTGTCATAATGTTTAATCGCAAACATCATGACGTTTTCAGAAGTTATATTTTCATACATTATTCAATGTGAGCACGAAGCCTACATTGATTAGTGTCTGTTTTTTCATAACTAATGTGTAGGGAAAGTCCACCCTCAATAATATGAGACAATCCATCATCATTCAAGAACTGATCATGTGGAGTGTCAGTATCTTTTCCAAATCTACCACCAAAGGCTGTCAATGGGTATGACATTGATCCCTTACTCTCTACCATCGCATCATCGTCAATCTCATCAAACGTAAGACCAAGATTATTTAACGAACCACGAATTCTATAAATCGCAGAGTAAGGATCAACCAAATCCTCAATACAATACCGACCAATAATTGAGTTGATCTTACTGATAACAGAGGGAGAGTAACCAACAGCATATCTTCCATACTGTGGTTGCATCCCACCACCACCTCGACTTGTCTCTGAGAGCATTTCTTTAAACTTTTTCATTTTTTTCTTCCTTCTCTACAGGAACCTTATCTCTGATTTGCTCTTCCAACATCTCAGGTTTTTTAGCCAAGACTTTTTTGATTGATTGTACACCACTCTTGACTTTATCGTTCAACACTTCTGAAAGAACTTCCATGTTTATCTCCGTTTATTATGTAGAAACAGCAGGACTGTTACCAGAAACATCAGTGCTGGCTGTATTTTGTGCCCCTGAGAATACTGCCCAACCATTAGAACCTGTCCATACAAGTGTTAATGTTTGTCCAACTCCGTCAAATGTGTAGATGTGACCAGTACCAATCGTTGTCGTTAATTCAACCGAAACTGTATTAGAAATATCTAGTGCAACAATCTGTTTGTGTTGTCCAACTGTGGATGAGTCTGCAAGTGTCATAACACAATTTGATGAACTAGCGTTAATAATTGAAATTGCTTCAGTAAGAGCAATTGCACCAGTAGAGGTATATGTAACTGTGCTGTTAAGACCTAAAAATGTAGGAACGGCATTAAAGACACTGGCAACTGTAATTTTCTTATTAATCGGTGTTCCACTTGGATCATCGACTACATGAAATATGTCTGTGGATGCAAGTGAACCACTCGACAACTCTGTAAGAGCTGTAATTTTCTTATCGGCCATTGCGGCTTCTCCTTATATAAACCCCAAACTTGGGGAATGTTACTGAAGGCCTGAACGCATCATCCCTCATCAATTTCCTCGTCAGGAGGATTTTCATATTCCTTGAGAAATACATCACATTGTTGTAGAGCACCTGTTAGTGCATTTACTAGTGCGGTATCCTCTGTTTTCTTCTGTTCATATTCAACTAGTCTTTTTTTAACTAACTGTATATCATTTAATAAAACTTCTTTACGTTCTTCAATGGATTCTTTTGTAATCATAAATTCACCTCAATTATAATAAAAAAACTATGGTGACTGCCGAAGCAGTCACCAAAGTTAATCAGACTTATTAGGAAGTCGAGAATGCCGGAGCTGTGTCAGAAGCGACAATCCCCGAAATACGCCACTTAGCCGTATCTTGTGCGACACAAGTAATGTCATAATGACCAGGCACGTTGATCGTCAGAACATCCTCAGAGGTGTTATTAGAACCAACGATGGAGATATCAGATGCTGTTGCATCAATATCACCAAAGATAACCTTACCTTCAAAGTGCTGCGTACCATCTGTGGTAGCAGTTTTGATGATAACGGCACTACCGTCCTCATCTTCATCGGCCGTATCAGGACCAGTGAAACGGAAGCTCATACCAGCAATTGGTGTGGGCAACGTATAAGTACGATCACCTGTCAAGTCAGGAGTAACGAGCAAACGACCAGCATGAGTAGCTTCCGTAAGCGTTACGTTTGTATCAGCAAGAAGAACAGGAACCGCAAGTGCGTTTGCCATCTCACCGAATGTTACTTTTTTGTTAACTGGCGTTCCACTTGGATCGTCAATTACGTGCAACAAGTCTTCACGAGCTGTTGCTGTGCCCAAACTTGTAAGGGCTGTTACTTTTAAGTCCGCCATTTTGGCTTCTCCTTTATTAAAACCCCTTCACATAATTGCTTCGGGGAAAACTACTGTAGGAAATCAGTCTAAACCTATCCTACACCACAAGGCCTCAGGCCTCATTAATATAAACTATTTATACACGTTACGTAGCGGCAACTGTCATTCCTTGCAGAACAAGAGCAGAACCACTAGAACTACCTGTTTGTGTATATGTTGCAGCATCACTAATTGACTCTTCAACGACAATCGGATCACCACTGTTACCAATTGTTCCACCAGCAGCTTCCTCTGCATTTCTTCCGTCAGAGTTGTTCGATGCAGCGTTACCAGATTCTTGAACAATCCTTGAACCCTCTGTAATTGGTGTTCCGTCAATGTGTGTTGTTCCACTTTCCAGTGCAATCGCAACACTACCATCTTCACCAACTTTCGTAATCGTCATAATATCTGAACGTGTGGCAAATGCTGGGCCTGCAACACCAAATGCAAGTGCGTCAGCAATGATCTCATCACCACCATCCGTACTGAATAGAAGATCAACATCGTCAGCAACTGTGACTGCCTCACTGAGAGTTACAGAAGTTGAACCGTTAGTTGCTGCAACTGTTAGTGTGTTGTCAGTGGAGATACCTGTCCCACCATCTGTGTCTGCGATTGCAAGAGTGCTTGTGTCTTTTACAGTCACAACATCACCGACTGCAATCGTACCGACATTACCATCTAATACCAGTGCAGTTGTGGCAGTTGCAAGTGCGCCATTAACTGTTGCAGATTTACCAGCACTAGCATTTGCAATTAGTGAGTCACCTTTGGTGTTTGCAGCAGCACCAGTTGTGCCTGGCTCCAAACGAATACCTAGAGCAGAAGCACCGTCTTCTTCAGTCATTGTTGCAGTACCATTGAAGTTGATACCTGTAACAATACCGGCATCTCCAACACCTTGACCGTTGAACGCAAGATATCCAGCCTTCCCAGCAGTCTGTGCAACACCTCTAAACGTGATTTGGTTTGTACCAGAACCAGAGAAGTATTGACAAGCCATTGTACTGTCTTCTACCATGTCTGTTTGACCCAGACGAGAAAGTAGAATGTATGCTTTGTTTGTAATTGTTTGGTTTGCAGTACGAGCAGCAGACGTAATATCAACTGCTTCATCAAATGTCACCACGATATCAAATGTTCCTGTATCTGCAAGTTCTGCCTCTGTCCAATCAATACCGATAACAGATGCACTTCCCATTGCTTCAGCAAGATTTTTGACACAAATCAAAATTTCTGGATCAGCGTCTGTGTTGTCGTTTCCAGAAAATGCTTGGCCGGGAGCAAGGCCCCAACCACCTTTTACTGCAATGGCGTGTTCCTTCGCACCACCAGCACCGACGGCATTAGAATCATCAGGTAAAAACTTCGGTTTGTCCGTAGCTGCGGTTGTTACTCCCCATAAACCCATTTTTATTCTCCTTTAATCATAACTGATTATGTTTGTTTATATTTATAAGATTAGATTACTTGAAACCTAGTCTTTTTAGTTCACTTATGGTCTTACCTACGTTTGTGTGATGAATACCGATACCACCTTTGGCTTCCCATTCTTTTATATTTTTCATGTAATCATCTATCAATACGTTAGGTTTACCATCTGTCATCGCATAAATTTGTTTTTCAGACCTCATCACTAAGTGTATATTGGCCCTTTTAAATTTAGTATTTTTTCTCAACCATTTCATCTTACCCACTTTTGAATTTTTATCACGATTTGAGTAAGCAGATAAAATGTACGCATCATATCTAGTGATAAAATCATGTAGTCTCTCTGCTCCAGGCATCCAATCAAGGTTTGCCCAGAAATCTTTAGTTTGACTGATTAACTTCCATCTTTTATCTTTATCCTCAGAGGGAAAGTCACCACCTATTGCTTTCTTTGCACCTTTTAGAAAAGCACAAAGAACCTCATCCATATCACAATAGATAGCTGGTAAATCATCTTTCGATACCTTCATCACCTCCATTAAGTTTTTCATCGTATTACTTTGCTTTTTCCTTAATAGTTGGGTTGATATCCACTGAGGCAATCTTCTTACCTGTCATAGTCTTATTTTCTTTTTTCTCCTCTTTTTTGAAAGGACTTTTACCTTCATCAACTCCCCAAACTTTTGCAAGCGCCTCTCTCATGGATTGACTTTTCTCTCCAACGTGTTTGGCCCACTCACCATTTTCACCAGGCGTTACATCCTCAGTGTGCTTACGATACTCGTCTGTGCCAATCTCATAGGATTCTTCAACTTCCTCTTTCTTTGCCTTTATAACTTTACTTTTTATTCCCGGCTTTTTTTTCACATTTTCTTTACCTAAAGCATAACCTGCAACTGCTGGAGCAGCTACTCTGGCCAATCCTCTTGCAGCCACACCAGCTACAGCTGGCAAAATTTCATCTATTTGATCATTTTCTTTTTTTACTTTTTTATGTTTTTTCCCTGACATTATCTTTCCGGCAACATAACCGCCAACAGCAGCAGGGACAGCTCCAATAAGTTCATCAATTTGAACTTCTTCTTTTTTGTCTTTTTTTGCTGACTTTCTCAACATTGCAAAATCTTTGGCATCAATGTCACCATCTTTATCCTTGTCGAGTTTCTTTTGTCCACCAACAAGTTTTTCTCTACGTAGACGGGCAGCCTCCAACTTTGCACGATGTTCTTTATATGCTTTAGTGCGACCATCTACTCTTGTCTCACCCTCTTCAATGGCAGTTTGCCACACTCCTAGAATGGATTGCTCAAGACTACCTTCTTTTGTGTCAAGGTATTTTTTACCCATTTTTTCTCTCCTGTACTTTTTTGTCAATCCTGTCTAGAATTGTTGTTGTTTCGATGGTGGAGTGACGGCGACCCATGCCGACCAGTCTATATTTTTTCCAAGAACCTACAAATTCTCTATCCATCCACCCACTAATAACTGGACGAGCATCGGCCTTTGGCCCATCCTTTTTACCAGCATCATACAAATCATCATATAAACCATCGTCACCAATGTATTTACCAATTGCTTTTATAGCATCATCACCATCCTTACCAAGAGGAATTGGTTTTTTCATTAACTTTTTAAGACCAGCTTTTAGTTCTGGTGTATCTGGTAAACCCCATGTTCCCTCTTTTACAATTTCTTCTTTTTTCTTCTTACCTTTTTCTTTGTAACCACTTGCAAATGCAGCTCGTCTTTGAGCGTCACTCGCAAACCCCTCTTTCAATGCAGAAAGCATATCCTTATAGGACTTTGCAATTTTGATTGTAAATTTCTGTTTGTCGATAGGACGTTTGATAGAATCATACTTGTTCTGAACTGCTGATGCAATCTTCGGATCAATCTTCATCTTTTTCTTATCACCAAATTCAACTTTGAAGTTTCCACGTAAAGAGATAACCTTTCTCATCTGCATCATAATGTTTTTAGATGCAGCCTTTACATCATCATCAGTTGCAATATCATCTATGTCAGCAGGATCAATGGGCCCATGAAGACCTTTAGGCCCGAAAGCAATTTCTTTGTCTTTACGCATTGATCTCATTGCATCTCTACGAGCAGATGATTCTTTAAGTTGTTCATCCACTAAAGCTTTAATTGTCTTTACATCTAACTTCATAATCTTTGCAATCTCTTTTGCAGATTTACCATCTTTCATAAGTTGGTGTAGTTGAGACATTTTACCTTCATCAAGGTCTTCTTTTATATCAGTCCTACCAAATCCTGGCTTGGGATCACCCTTTTCAATAGAGTCTATATGTTGTTTCATGTAATCATCAATATCATCTGCAAGTCCAGCCTTCCCAGCAAGTTCCATAATTTTATTGTATATTTCTTTCGCAAGAATTTTTTGACCATCTGTAGCAGAACCAGCATCCATAACATCTTTTTCCAATTTATAAAAATCATCCTGTAGTTTTGTAATCTCTTCTGCACCTTCTACATCTGCATTTTTCTTCATTACCTCTTGTGCGGTTCCACACATATAGAAATGTTTTGTTGTGTATCCACCAACTGTTATCTCATGTTCTGGTTGTTCTTTTATTGCTTTCTCTAAATCTTTTGCTTGACCAGCGTGTGCATTACTTGCCTTTTTTAACATTTTTACAACTTTTTGAACAACTGGTTCATCTTTTTTGTCAAGGTCTTCTTTCTTTTGTTTCTTTGCTTGTTGCCAAAGATCGTTGTCTGCCTTTCTTGCACCACCACCTGTTAGGAATGAGTTTACTCTTGCAAGGGCCCATTGTTGTGGTGTGGTTCCAGGCCGATGACCTGTCTTCCATGCAGCCATTCCACGATCATACACTTTAGATAGAATACCAACTGATACACCAGACTTCTCAGATTTCGCCTTGAGTGCCTTCTTGGACTCATCAAGTTCAACTTCTTCTTTGACGATATTTTTCATTGACACTCTACTTGGAGTACGTGAAAAATCATGTTTGACAATGATGCTGTCTTTTTCGACTTTTATAACTTTACCTTTTTCAATATATTCTCTGCCTTTACGATTAAGTTTTACCGTTACTGTATCACCAATCTTTACGGCTTCATCAAGTTCAACTTCTTCTTTCTTAAAACTTACTACTGATGCTCCCATATCACCTTGAGCAAAACTTACCTTATTATCTCTCTTATACAGAAAATATTTTACACCGCCAGGATTTTTAACATTTTTCAATGTAACTTTTTCTACTTTATCTTTCCCAACTACATTTTTACCTGTTACTTTATATGTTCCCTCTTTAGAACCACCCATAACAGATTTACTTTGTATTGTAACTGTATCACCTTTTTTTAGAGAATCGAAATCTTTTACACTTACTGATTCATCAAGTTCAACTTCTTCTTTGTACATATTCAACTCAAATGGTTTTGAACCACCCTTGTTGTATACTTGAACTTGGATAGCACCTTTGTCACCTTTTAGACGATACTTGTTTGTCTTACCAGAGCCGGGTTTACTTGGGCCGGTTGCAACTTTATCATCAATCTCTTTCGGGTCAATCGTAATACCATAAAGTTTCTTTGCCATCGAATATGCGTGTTGCATTGCAGAAGAAAAGTCTTTGTGATAGAGGTCATACTTTGCTTCATCAAGTTCAACTTCTTCTTTCATACGTTTCTTAAATTTATAATCTCTTACTATCTTGCGAATTTCATCTGTATTAGTAGTTCTTCTGTCTGCAAACATACCAACAATAACATCCATAGATTTACCATCATCAACTGCTTTATGAATCTTCTTGATGTTTAGTTTTGCTTCATCAAGTTCCTCTCCATCATGTTCTACTTCATCACCCGATTTGATTGCTCTCATTGCAAGAGATTGTAGTTTCTGTAGAGCAGATATCGTTCCAGTATTGACAACATTTTCCATAGTCTTTTTGTTTTTAGGATTGATTGCTTTATAAACTTGCATGATTGCAGATGCAGTAAAGGAATCCATCTTCACTTTACCATCTTTCATCTTCAGTGTTTGCATTGCACCACCAGCAGCTTTCTTGAGTAAGGCCATGTTATCCTCACCAAGATAAACTTGATTAAGTGCTTCTGACATTGATTTTCTATATGTTGTCATCTGAATATTCCTTTATTTTAAGAACTAATTTGTTTGTTCCCTTTATAACTCTGTGGTATTCCATTTTAGGTATTCTATATGTCTTTCCTTCTCTCAAATCCTCTGGTAATTCGTTGTCCATTTGTAGTTGCCAACCATTACCAGATACCACTTCTACATCTCTAGTTTTCTTATCTCTATGCCAAATTAGTTCATTATCATCAACGTCTTCAGAAAAATATCGAACTATTTCATTATCTACATATTTATCTATATAAGGATTTACCAAAAGAAGTTTCCGCCCCCACTTAGACCAAGTTGTTTTGCATAACGAGGTATATTGCACGCCCAATATGAAGCCGTTGTTTTATCTTTTTGTTGATCACACTTATGACGAGCAGCAAAACTCTTTCTTGCCGCTTTATCATCAAGTTTAATTTTTAGTCCTGTCGTATCCCCCCAAGTAACCTTTTTAACTTTACCAGTTGATTGATCTTTTACATACACATAGTATTTTTTAGGCCCACCTCTTTTTGGTCTATTAAGTTCTACCTCTTCTCCATCATACATTGCCTCTACCATAGGACAATCTAGAGGAACGTGTTCTCCCTCATACATTGCAAACTTACCAATATCACCCTCTAACAATCTTTTGTCAAACCCTCTATAATACACCTCTCCATTATCAAACTTTTCTCTTAGGTCAACAAAGTATTGAAAGTATGCTTCAGACCCAACTCTGTATATGTTCTCTTTGATGATAAGTGATTCTGTCTCACATTCTTCACAACAAGCATCTTCATACTTTGGAGACTTTTTCTTTTCTCCATCTGCACGTTTGATCAAACCTTTTGCTTTAAGGTGAGCAATATCGGTGAACCCTGCCTTACCAGCCTTATACCTTTTCATTGCATCAGACGTATCAGGTGCTTTCTCTTCTATCTCTTCACCCTTTGCTCGTTTCATCTGGGCAGGAGTTGGAGCACCTTTTTCTCCTTTTTTACGCATCTTCTCACCAGAACCACGTTTTATTCTTTGTCTTTTCTTGTGGATATTTGCCCACAAACTCTCATCTAACTCCTCATTTTTCTGCATCTCTTTAGTTTTTTTCTTCATCTTTTCGATGTATGCACGATATACGTTTGCCTCTGCTGTTTTACCCATCACTCTTGCACGTTGTTCCATTGCGATTGCAGCTTGTATCTTGTGTGCGTGAGACTTACCACTACCGATAATCTTTTTCACACTTGCCTTTGCAGTCTCAACATCTTTGAATCCTAAACCGTGAATAGTTCCTTTTGGATTCTCATCTGTGTATAGATCAGAGTGCTTGTCACTTCCTGCTGGTTGACCTTTCTTACGAGGTATTCTAGGTTCTTCACCATACATCTGTTTAAACTTCTTCGTATGCACAGATGGTTTTGTCTTTGTCTTTTTATCGCCAGGAGCTGGTTTGTATGCAGAGGGATCATCATCAGCTTTTTTTGCTTGTTTCTTAAAGTATGCATCACGTTTCTTCTTCGTAGATTTTGCAATCCCCTTAAAATATTTTGCTGGTTGAGTTCCTTTTTTATCCTTGATATCGGGGTCTTGTTTCTCATACCCATATGCACCCTCACTCTTATCCTTTGCATCCAGATACGCAGCAATGGCCATCTTTCGTATTTTTTCTTTAGACTTACCCTTGAACTGTGGTGCATCTGATTTCATGAAGTCATCAATATAATCACCAGCATCTGCATCCTTACCAAGTTTCTCATTCAACTGTATTTGATTTACAAAGTCTTTGAACGACATAGTTTCATTTTGTGATTCGTATTCTGCTCTTAGTTCTTTTGGAAGTTTACCTTGTTTCACCAAATCGTTCACATAATCACGAACCACTCTATCACTAACATCTTTGATATTTTTAGAGATATTGTGAATAATCTGCATGGTTTTTGGAGTTTTCCCTGCCTTCTTTTGTTTTGCATATTCAGCTGCAACGGCAAGGGCAACTTTATTCAATCCCTGTTTATGAGTTTTTGTGAAAAGGTAATCTTTTGCTTTTCCCAACCAAGGGACAGTATCAAAAATATCTTCCTCTATTTCTCTCAACCTTGGCTCTCTACGATTCTTTGATGGGTCTTCATTCCTTAGATTTTCTGGACTGTTATTCATAGGATCGTTGTCTTTGTGTCCAACATCCATACCTATCTTGGTTCTGTCTCCCATAATCCTACGGGCCTGATTTCGTGAGGAACGTCTTGCAATCTGTTCTGGGCGTGAATGGTAGTTGTCGTATTCCTTGCGATAGTTTCTTTCATCAAGTTCAACTTCTTCAATAATCCTTTCAACTTTATTTGTTTTTGTGTCAACAACTGTATATGGTGGATTGGTATATATAAATTTGTCTTTAACCCTTCTTTCAAAAGCCGCTATTGAACTTTTAGTTTTCATGGGCCCTTGAACAACAGTAACTTCTTCTCCTTTAGAGTCAAATACTCTATACCTTTGTGGCATGGGTTTTCTGTCTAATGCCTTTCGTAATGAGGAAGGTATACCTTCCTCATTAAGTTCAATCTCATGCAGCCATGCTTTATGTACTTTACCATCCTCATCTACGAATGAGAGATAGTTTGTGCCTTTACGAACAACCTCACCAGTAACACCCTTTGCCTCTACGATATCACCAGCGTTCCAAATTTTACCAGTAAGGAACATATCACGAACATTTTCAAAGTCGGTCATATCACCCATATCACGCTCTTCACGAATACCCATGTACTTGCGAACATCACGATATAGTTTTTCACCATCTCTGAAACCAGATGGTAGTCCTGTTAGAAATGAATCTTTATCACCATCTGCTGCAGCAGCTCTCATCTTGGATGCAGACATACCCTCTACACCCTCTGCATCTGGATCACGTTCACCAGCAGATACAACCTTTACAGTGTCAAACTTAAATAATTGTTTACCAGACTTATCAGGAGCATCATTGTATCGACTCAGAAGAGTTTGAAACTCTTGCACTCTATCAGAACCAACAACCATGATAAGATTTTTGTACCCCTCTTGATAAAGAGCTTCTGCAATCATAATCGCAGTTTTCATCTTCTTATCTGCAATGATGTTTTTACTATATCTCTTAAACATCTTTCTCATATATGCAACTTTTAGCGAATGAGGCAGTGGGTCTTTTTTTGGATTGGTTGTGTGTGATGGGTATATGCGAAATGGATTAGACCCTGCGACGGATGCTACTTTCTTAATTAATTTTTCGTGTCCTGTGGTGGGTGGATTGAAACGACCAAAAGTAAACACGATTGTCTCTTTTTGTTCCGTCACCAAATCTCTAAAACTACGCATTTAACTTAGCCCTTGCTGCTTTTACTCTCTCTAACTCTTTTTTCTTTAATTTCACTATCAGTTTTTTAGCAATTTTGTCAATCTTTTTTCCATACTTAGCCATAACCATTTGGTCAATCTTCACTCTTTGTTGCAAAGATGAGTCAACATATTGTGGAAAAAATTTGTCCCTAAATTTTTGAATTGTCTTTTTTCTAGCAATTTGAGTAAGTTTTGCCGTATCACGCATCCTCAACATTGCCCTTTTCTTTTTTGCTTTAATTGCAGGTGAGCGTGCTAATTTAGCCATACGACGAGCTTGTTTTTTTCTCTGTATGACAGATACGACTCTTGGTGCTTCAGTGATAAACTCTAAAAATGTTCTCATTTGTCCCATGCCTTTATAGCCGTAAAATTATTAAAGCTAAACTCCATACGATCTACAAGTTTAACTGCACCACCACTCACTCTATCAATAGCAACATAACCTTCGGGATTTGTCACCTTAAATCCATTCGATGTTTTAATAAATGTATCTGTCAAACCCTTTACACTATTTAGTTTTTTTACGATTAGCATCTTTGCATCTACGAGTAAGTTTTGGAATGTTATGACATATTCTAGAACTTTCACATATTTTTTAAATTCTCGTACCATTTCTTTTTGTATGTTTTCGTACTTCTTTTTTCCTGCTGGACTTTTTGCTTTATCTATTTGTTTTTGTATATGTCCTTCTACCCATGTCGGATACCCTACTGCATGACTACGAGCATTCTTTATCTTTTCTCCTTGTCTAACTAAGCTGTTATTATATGTCTTGAGAGATGCACCAGCCATATTACCTGTTAGACTGTCTTGTAATGCAAGAAATCTTTTTAGTTGTCCAGAGTTAATCTTTTGAAAGGTTTTGCCTACTTGAGATAGAATTGCTGTTACTGTTTCTGTTTCTTTTGCAGTAAAGGTAGATTTACCAGAGGTATCTTTGTATGTTGCATCATCCATCCACACAGAACTAGTCTTTTTGAGTTTGGAT